CGCCGTCGCGGCCTTGGTTCCGCTTGGCGCCCTATGACACCGATCTCGCCGACGACAGCGAGGTGAAGATGTGGCTCGCCGAGGTCGAGCGGCGGATGTACGGCTTCCTTGCCGGGACCAATTTCTACGGCGCGGTGAAGTCCGGTTATGCCGAGATGGGCATGTTCGGCACCGAGGCGTGCGTGATGGTCGACCATCCACGCGCCGGTGCGGTGTGTCACGCGCTGACCGCCGGCGAATATTGGATCGCGTTGTCCAACGCGGCGGTGGCCGACACGCTCTATCGTCGCACGCCGATGTCGGTGATGCAGGCGGTGAGCTCGTTCGGGCTGGAGCATGTCTCGAACTTCGTGCGCACCGCTTATGATGGTGGGCGCTATGACGACCAGGTGCCGGTGCTGCACGCGATCGAGCCCAATGACGCGACGGTGCCGGGTGCGCTGAACGCGCGTGGCAAGGCGTGGCGCTCGGTTTATTGGGACGAAAATGACGGCGACGCGACACGCGTGTTGCGCGCCGAGGGGTATGACGAACAACCCTTCTGGGCGCCGCGCTGGGATACCGTCGGCGGTGATACCTATGGCACCGGGCCGGGGTTCGACGCGCTGCCCGACATGCGCGAGCTGCAGTTGCAGACCAGGCGCAAGACCCAGGCGACGGCATTCCTGGTCAAGCCCGAGAAGATCGTGCCGGCCAGCGTCAAGCTGACCGGCGAGGCGGGCAATGTCGTGACCGCAAGCCAGGTCGACGCGCAGCATGTCGTGGTGCCGTACCAGATCAACCCGGCGGCGATCGGCGCGATCATGGATGATGTGCAACGCTGTTCCGAGGCGGTCGACCGGCTGACCTATGCCGATCTGTTCATGGCGATCACCAACATGCAGGGCATCCAGCCGCGCAATATCGAAGAGATCGCCAGCCGCAACGAGGAGAAGCTGACCCAGCTCGGCCCGGTGATCGAGCGGGTCAATGCCGAGAAGCTGCAGGTCGCGATCGACCGCACCTATGGCATCATGGCGCGCAAGCAGATGCTGCCGCCGGCGCCGAAGCACTTGCAGGGGGAGCCGGTGAAGGTCGATTTCGTGTCGATCCTGGCGCAGATGCAGCGCATGGTCGGGCTCGGGCAGATCGAACGCACGGTGTCGTTCGTCGGCAGCCTCGCGGCGCAATTCCCCGAGGCGAGCGACCGGCTCGATATCGATGCGGTGATCGACGATTATGCCGACCGCGCGGGGGCGCCGCCCAAGATCATCCGCTCGGTCAGGGATGCGCAGGCGCTACGCGACAAGCGCAACCAGGAACAGCAGATGGAGAAGATGGCCTCGATGGCGCAGCCGATGCAACGCGGCGCCGATGCCGCGCGGCTGTTGAGCGAGGCGGCGCAGAAGGCCGGGATGATGGGTGGCGGGGCGCCAGGGGCGTGATCTGGCGGTTAGCCGATATATCCGTCGATGAAGGTCAGTTCCCCGGCGGAGGCCGGGGTCCAGTTGGGAGAGCGTCGGTCAGCGAGCGCGACGGCCATTTCAGAGAACTTCGCAACTGGGCCCCGGCCTTCGCCGGGGAACAAAGCCTTACAGCCTGATTCAACGAACTGACCAACCCGCTATCCCGGTACGATGATCGACCGTGCCGACGCCACCATCCTGATCGAAAACCCGGCCCTCCGGCGCCTGCTGTTCGCGGTGATCCGCGCCGGCGGGGTGTTCGATCCTGCCGCCTACCAGGCCGATGGGCGGCACCTGTTCCTCGCCGGACGACGCAGTCTGGCGCTCGAAATCCTGGGCGCTTTCGAAAGCGTCCAGCCAGCGCAGGTGCCGGGCGGCGTGCCGGTGTTCAGCCTGATTCAACTGCTCGGCGAAGCGGCGCAAACGGCGATCAAGGAGAAAGCAAGTGACCGACGATTTGATGCCTATGCCGAACTCGGCGACGATGATGGAGCCACCGGCTGATGCCGGCGGGGCGCCCGCCAGCGACGCCGGGTTCCATGACGATTTCGATGCGCTCTCGCCCACCGCGCTGGGTGAGGAGGGCGGGGAGCCCGGTGGGGCGTTCGACGATGACGGCGTGCCGGAGGCCTATGCGCTGACCTCGCCCGAGGGATTGGCGCTCGATGCCGGGGCGATCGCGGAGGCGACGCCGGTGTTCCGCGAGCTCGGCCTGTCGAACGCTGCGGCCAACAAGCTGATGCCGGTCGCGGCGCAGTTCGCGCAGCGCGTACAGGACCAGGCCAATCGACAGTTGCTCAGCCATGTCCAGGCCGAGCGCAAGGCGTGGCTCGATGCCGCGCGCGCCGACCCGGAGATTGGCGGAGCGAAATGGGGCGACACCATCGCCACCGCCGCCTCGGCGCTCGACCGGCTCGGTTTCACCAAGGGATCGGCGTTCCGCAACCTGCTCGACGAGAGCGGGCTGGGCAACCATCCCGACATGATCCGTGCCTTCGTCAAGGTCGGCAAGGCCGTTTCCGAGGACAATGATTTCGTTCTCGGCGGCGGCATCCCGCGCACCCGGCGCGACCGAGCGGAGACGCTCTATCCCCATGATCACCCCAAGGAAGGGCAGTAAGCCATGGCCACGATCGGCAATACATTCCTGAATCTCATCGACATGTACAAATCGGCCGGCGGGCAGGAAGCCCAGCTCGGCGAAGTGGTCGAGGTGCTGCGGCAGCTCAATCCGCTGATGGAAGACGCGGTCACCGCGGAATGCAACATGGGCACGTTTCACCGCCACATGATCCGCACCGGCCTGCCGACCGTCACCTGGGGCATGCTCTACCAGGGCATTCCGCAGTCCAAGTCGACCACCCAGCAGGTCGACGACACCACCGGCTTCGTCGAAGGCCTGTCGACGGTCGACACGCGCCTGCTCGACATCTCGCCCAACCCGGCGGCGGTGCGGCTGAACGAGGCGCGCGGTTATCTCGAAGCGATGGCGCAGGAGGTGCAGAAGGGATTCTTCTACCACGACACCGCGACCACGCCCGAGCGCTTCAAGGGCCTGGCGGCGCGCTATGGCAAGATCGGCGGCGGCGGTGCCGGCAACCAGATCGTCAATGCCGGCGGCGCGGGATCGGACAACACCTCGATCTGGTTCGTCACGCATGGCGATGCCTACACCACGCTGCTTCACCCCAAGGGCACCAAGGCCGGCGTGACACGCGAGGACAAGGGCGAGCAGCGCACGTTCGATGGCAATGGCGCGGTCTATTACGTCAAGGAGGAGCTGTTCCGGCAGCATGTCGGCGTTGCGGTGCGCGACTGGCGCTTCAACGCGCGGATCGCGAACATTGATGTCAGCGACGTCGCCGCGGGGACGGTCGATCTCTACAAGTTCCTGCGCAAGGCCTATTACAAGCTGCAGGCCCGCCGCGCGCCGAAGATGCAGGATGTGCCGGCGGTCGGCCGCACGGTCATCTACATGAACCGCGACATGCTCGAGGCGCTCGATGCGCTCGCCACCAACAAGGGCGCGGTCGACAGCTTCGTGCGCCTGACGCCGATGGAGCTCGAGGGCAAGGAGGTGATGTCCTATCGCGGCATCCCGATCCGCGAGACCGATGCGCTCATCAACGCCGAAGCGGTCGTCAGCTAAGAAATCGGAGATATCATCATGATCCTGGATGCAACCACCCTGTTCTCGGCCGCGCAGGCCGTGACCGCTACCGCGGCCTCGACCAACATCATCGATCTCGGCCAGACCGGGACGGTGTTCGGCGCCGCGACGGCCATCGCCCGTGACGTCGGCAGGGGCGCGACCGCCCCGATCGCGATCCGCATCGTCGAGAATTTCAACAATCTGACCTCGGTCACGGTGACGGTCGAGACCGACGACAATAGCGGCTTCTCGACGCCGACCACGGTGTTCAGTTCGCCGACCTATGCCCTGGCCGATCTGCAGGCGGGGGCGCGGCATCTGCTGCCCGACGCCCTGCCGATCGGCACGGCCGAACGCTATGTTCGGCTGAAATACACGCTGGTCGGCACCACGCCGACCACCGGCAAGATCACCGCCGGCATTGCCGCGGGCCTGCAGACCAATGGCTGAGGGGGACGGAGCGCACGCAGCGCGAAGCTGGACCGCGCCGCACGACGTCTATGTCGATGGCGTGCTGCATCCTGCCGGTGTGCGCTTCTCGACAGCTGCGCCACGCGGCGCGGCCTGGGTGCCGGCGGATACCGCCACGCGAGCGCGCGCAACGCGCTGACAGCACCCCGGGGGAACGGACCGTCCCGCCCGTTCCCCCACTTCTTCCATCAGAATTCAGGCTTGTCGATGACCATCGCGATCGGTCTAGGCCGCCTGGCTGATCGCCCCGACGCTGCCGGCGTGGCGGGCGATCAAATCGACCATCGTCTCGACCTGCGACGGTGGCAGGTCATGCGCCATCGCATCGATTACCTCGAGCCGCGCGCCGGGAATCCGGCGCGCGGTGTCCTGGCCATTGGCGAGCGGGACGAGCGGGTCGGCGGCGCCGTGGATCACCAGGGTCGGCACGGCGATCGCGGCGATGCGGGCCGCGCGGTCGCGATCGGCGAGGATGGCGAGAAGCTGGCGTCTTGCGCCGATCGGATCGTAGCTGCGGTCGAACGCACGGCCGGCCATCGACTCATAGGCATCGGCCGCGCGTGCCTTGTCGGGATAGGAAATCGCCCGCAGCACCTCTACGCCCGCGGCGACCGCTTCCTTACGGGACGGCTGTGCCGGGCGGCTGGCCATCAGCAATTTGCGCAGTGCCGGCGTCGGGCCGGGCAGGCCGCGCGCGCCGCTCGACGACATCACCGAGGTGAGACTCAGCACGCGGTCGGGCCAGCTGGCAGCGATGTGCTGCGCGATCATCCCGCCCATCGAAGCGCCGACGATATGGGCCTGTCCGACCCCCAATGCATCGAGCAGGCCAACCGCATCCGCCGCCATATCCTTCAGCTCGTAAGCGAGCGGGAAGCGCAGGCCGAAGCGCGCTGCGAGCATCGCCCAGACCGGATTGACGGCCGTCGCCCCATGCAGGTGCGTCGACAGGCCGATATCGCGATTGTCGAAGGCGACGACATGAAAGCCCTGCGCCGCCAGCCCTTCGACGAACGGGTCCGGCCAGGCGATCAGCTGCGTGCCCAGCCCCATGATGAGCAGGACAGTGGGATCGGACGGGTTGCCGGTCTCTTCATAATAGAGCTCGACGCCGTTGGCGGGGACGATGGGCACGGGCGGCAATCCTGTGTGACGAAGCGATGACAATCCTCCATCAAAGGTTAGGGTTCCGTGCATGTCAAGCAGGGCCTGATTCAACTGCCCGTCCCACGCCGCTAATTCAGCGGACATGACCATCAGCATCACCACCTGCAACCTGGCGCTGGGCGAACTTCGCACGGCGTCGATCATCGACATCGCCGAGGACACCGTCGAGGCGCGAGAATGTGCGCGCTACTATCCGATATGCCTGCGGATCCTGCTCGAGCGGCACGACTGGTCGTTCGCCAATCGACGTGTCGCGCTGGCCGAACTGGCGGACAATGACCGTGCGGCGGAATGGGCGCATGCCTATGTCCTGCCGACCGGCTGCGCGACGCCGCTGCGTCTGGTCGCGGCGGATGGTTATGCGCCGGACTTCATCGTCGAGAATCGCATTCTCTACACCCAGCTCGGCAATGCGGTGCTGGAATATGCCGCTGGTGATGTGACCGACGGCGAAATGCCGGGCATGTTCATCGACGCGCTGGCCTTTGCGCTGGCCGCCCGCCTCGCCGTGCCGATCCGCGACAGCCGCGAGATGAAAGGGCAGTTGCTGCAACAGGCCGAATTATCGTTCCAGCGCGCCGTCGCCGAGGATCGCAATCGCCAGCCCGAGCATGATGCCGTGGGGCTGGATGCGGTCGCGCTGGTCCGGCTGGGGGCGGCGCTTGGGCGGTGGCTACGCTGATGGCGATGCGGACCGGCCAGGCCAATTTCTCCAAGGGCGTCATCTCCGACGAGTTGGTCGCGCGGATCGACGTCGCGGCCTATGCTAGCGGACTCAGGCGCGCCGACAACGTCATCCTGCTCAAATATGGCGGCGTGACCAAGCGGCCGGGCACGCGCCTGGTCGCCGAGGTCTATGCCGATGAAGGCGTGCGGCTGATGCCGTTCCAGTTCTCGCTGGCGCAGACCTATGTGCTCGAGATGGGCCAGGGCTATATGCGCCCGGCGGCGAGCGGCGGGCTGATCCTCGAGGACAGGCTGACCATCGCCGGCATCGTGCGCGGCGCGACGACGATGATCGAGGCCGCCTGGCACGGCTATGATGTCGGCGATCAGGTTTATTTCGACGGCGTCGAAGGCATGATCGAGTTGAACGGGCGCATCGCCCGCGTGGTGAGCGCGCCCGATATCAGCCACTTCGCGGTCGATGTGGATTCCAGCGGGTTCGGCGCCTTCACCGCCGACGCCGGGGGCGCGACGCGCGCCGGCCCACCGCCGCCCCCGCCACCGCCGCCGCCTGTGCCGCCACCGCCACCACCGCCGCCCCCGCCACCACCCGGCGGAGGCGGCGGCGGCGGCAATTTCTGCGTTGCCGAC